TTCATCTTCTGCTCAAAGAATAGCTTTAGCACAAACTGGACTTCAATTAGCACAACAAGCTCCACAAATTATTGATGTAAAACAAGCTTATAAAAGATTTTTAAAATCATTAAATGTACCTGATATAGAGAATTTACTTATAGATGAAAAAGAAACACCTCGTAGAGATCCAGTTTCTGAGAATATGGCAGTATTAAATGGTAAACCTATACAAGTTTTTGAAGAACAAGATCATCAAGCTCACCTTATGGTGCATCAACAGTTTATAAATGATCCACGATTTGGTGGAACACCTGAAGCTAAACAAGTTTTATATGGTCAAATGTTAGCACATATGGGTCAACATATGGCATTTTTATATCAACAACAAATGCAAGCTCAAGTTGAAGAAGGAACTCCAGTATCAAGTGGTCAATTTAATCAAGAATTTAATGATAAAGAAGCAAAACCACTTCCAATAGAACAAGAAAATAGAATTGCAGTTGCAGCAGCACAAGCAGCACAAGGTTTAATGGGAAGTATGCCACCAAGTCCAGAGCAACAAGAAATGCAAATGGATATGCAAGAGAAAATGGCTAAACTTCAAATTAAAAATGAAGAATTAAATATTCGTAAAGCAAGATTTGAAGAAGGTGTTAAAACTAATGAGAGACAACAAACTAGAAAAGATGCTGAAGTGAAAGCTAAAATAGTAGAAGCTGCTTCTCGAATTGCAAAACGTGATAAATAATATGGGCGTTAAAGCTGAAGAAATAAGACAAGCTAAAAAATTTTTAGAAAATCAAAAATTATCAATTAAAAAAGTTAAGCCAAGACTTTTTGCAATTGTTGCAAAAGAATTAAACTTAAAATTTTCAGAGATAATAGAAAGGTTTGAAAAAGCAGTAAATGGAAAAACTACTTCAAGCAATAAAAAATCAAATTAAAAAACATAAAGAAGAATTAGGTAATAATTTGTTGTCAAAAGGTGTAGATAACATAGAGGAGTTTAAACGTCACTATGGTTATGGTCAAGGTTTAGATAAATCTTTACAAATTATTAGTGAAATAATTGAAAAATACAAAAAAGGAGAAATAGAAGATGATGAGTAATCAACCGTGGGCTACAGAAGATGATGTACCTACACCTACAAAAGTTCCACAACCTGTTGGATATAGAATTTTAATTAGACCTAAAGGTCCTGTATCTAAAACAAAAGGTGGTATTTATTTACCTGATAAAAATCAAGATACACAAGCTTATTTAAACAGTGTAGGTCAAGTAATAGCAATGGGACCTGAATGTTATAGCGATAGAAAATCACCTTGGTGTAAAGTAGGAGATTGGGTTTTGTTTGGTCGTTATGCAGGTGCACGCATATCTGTACAAAATGTCAAAATGGTGATAGTAAATGACGATGAGATCATTGCTTCACTCGAAAGTTCTGAAGTAGTATCTCAACAAATATAAACATACGTTATTGAGTTAAGAATAACGCCAACATAGGAGATAACTATGCCTAACGAAGAAACTAAGAAAGAGATTGAGGTGAAATTAGATGAACCTGTTTCTGAAAAAGAAATAGAAGTTTCTCAAAATCCACTTGAAACTCTTACTGAACAAGTAGAGAAAGAAGAAGTAAAAGAGGAAGTAAAAGAACAACCTCAAGTTACTAAAAATGTCCCGCCGTATTCAGATGATTTACCATATTCTGAAAAAGTTCGTAAGCGAATTCAAAAAGAAGTTGCAAAAAGAGCTGAGGCTGAACAAAGAATAGCTGAATTAGAAGATAGACTATCTTCAATGGAAAGAAAAACTATTGACATTGCTAGTAAGTCATTAACTAATCAATATTCTTCTATTTCTCAAAAACTAAAACAAGCTATCGAAGAAGGTAATACTGAAGAACAAATAAAATTGTACGAAAGTATGGCTGATATTCGTAGCCAAATGAATAAGACACAAGAATATGCTTCTGAATTACCTAAAAAATCTGAAACTAAAAAAACAGTACCACCTTTAGCATCGGATTGGGTAAAAGAAAACAGTCAATGGTTCAATAAACCTGGTTATCGTAAAGAGACAGCTATGGCTTATGGAATTGATGCTGAACTGACAGAAGAAGGTTGGGATGCAAGCGATCCAGAATATTACGATGAGATGAATAAAAGACTAAAATCTTCTAATTTACCTTATTTTAGCAAATCTGAAGATAGTGCTTCTCAAAATGACAAAAATGTGGTACAAAAAGCTAACAGAGTGCAATCTCCTGTTGCTGGAGTTTCTCGTAAAAAAGGAATCGACAGTAATCGAGTTAAGCTTACTTCTGAAGATTTAGATACTGCTAAAAAATTCGGTATCGACATTAATGATGAAGCGGCACTAAAACGTTTTGCTAAAGAAGTAAAAAGCTTTAGTGATACAGGACAACTATAGGAGCCTGATATGAAGAATAATAAAATAAAAAATGAAACTAGAGTTGAGAAATCAACTGTAGCTTCAAAGTGGCGCCCAACTAACTTATTGGAGGCACCTGAACCGAGACCTGGTTTCAAACAGAGATGGATTGCAACGATGGTTTTAGGACAGGAAACACCAACAAATGTGGCTAAACGTATGCGTGAAGGTTGGCAACCTAGAGACCTTAAAACAGTTTCTGATGCTAATAAATATGCTACGATTGAACATGGCAAATTTGCTGGTTATATAGGTATGGAAGGAATGGTACTCTGTGAAATGCCAGAAGAAATGGTAAACCAACGTAATGAATATTACGCACAAATGACTGAAAATCTAATGAGATCAGTCGAGATGGACATTCACAAAGTAGAACGACCTGGAAATCCTATAAGCCGTTCTTACAAGACCGAAGTTACGAGGGGCGGTTTTAAAGAGTAATAATTTATAACAAGGAGTTATAAAATGGCTAATACTAATGCTCCTAATGGGTTTGTACCTCTTAGGCATTTAACTGGCGGTGTTATAAGACCTCAGGCCTATCCTATAGCTAATGGATTTGCGACTTCACTATTTTCTGGTGATTTAGTAACATTACTATCTGATGGAACTGTAGGGATTGCAACGAATGCTATAAACGCACTAGGTGTGTTTTATGGTGTTCAATACATCGATCAGACAAGTGGAGATGTAAAATTCTCCAAAATTTGGCCGGCAAGTACAACAGTCAAAACTAATACAGCTGCGACTGCTTTTGTATATGACGATCCAAATATAACATATCAAGTCCAGGGTAATGGAACTTTTGCAAATGCTAACGTAGGTGAGCTTTGTAATGTAACTTTTACTGCTGGTGAAACAACTTTTGGTGGATCCCAACAAGAAGCGGATCTTGGAACTTTAGCAACAACTGCAAAAGTTTTAAGAATACTACGACTTGTGGATGAACCAAGTAACGCTGTAGGTGCGGATGCTAAATTAGAAGTGGTTATTAATAACCATCTATATGGTACTCGTGCTAGCGGTATTTAAGGAGATTAACACATGGCTTTAAATAGGGCGCTGTTTACCAAGCAGCTTAATCTTGGTTTAAATACCGTGTTTGCTATGGAGTATGATAGATACCCAGAACAATGGAGAGATATTTACTCTATTGAGCAATCACAGAAAGCTTTTGAAGAAGATGTACAAATGATCGGCTTCGGAGCTGCACCAACAAAAGCTGAAGGTGCTGCAATATCTTATGATAGTGGAAAAGAGGGTTACACTGCAAGATACGTACATGAAACTGTAGCTTTAGCATTCTCAATAACTGAGGAAGCTGAAGAAGATGGTTTATACGGATCTTTAGGTGCTAAGTATGCTCGTGCACTAGCAAGATCAATGCAACATACTAAAGAAATTAAAGGTGCAAACATCCTTAATAATGCAACTACTTCTTCAGTAGGTGGAGACGGACAAGCTTTATTGTCAGCTTCTCACCCACTAGGTGGTGGCGGAACAGCTTCTAACATTTTATCAACACCAGCTGATTTATCAGAAACTTCTCTTGAAAGTTTATTGATTCAAATCTCGACTGCGGTTGATGATAGAAGTATTCCAATAGCATTGACTGGACAAAAACTAA